GACTGTTCTGACCGGCGAGCGACGTCTGATGCAGCTTCATGCAGGCCGCGACAGCGTCGGTTGCGGTCTGCGCGTCGACATTGCGCATGATCGAGTTGAGATGCGTGACCTGCGCCTGGGCATTCGCCGGATCACGCACCAGATCGACCGCGTATAGGTTCAGCTTGTTGATGAGGCGCTTCGGTTCGCCCGCCTTGTTGGACCGAACGTCGCCACCCGCGGGCACCTTGAAGGCGATGGACAGGCCGGTGATGGCCTTGTCCTTCATCAGCCCGATGATGCGTTTGCTGTGGTCGGTGTCGAGCGCGCTGATCTTGCCTTTAACGTGCAGGCCCTTGCTGTCCTCCGACATCGCCTGCCAGACACCGATCGGCAGCGGATCGCCGAACAGCTCAAACGCCGAGTGCTCGACAAACATCGCTGGCATTGTGCCGGCGCTTGCGTGCGTCGCGAGCGTATCGGTGAAGGCACCAGGCGCGATGACGTTCTCGTAAAAGTCGGTGTTGTTGAACACCGCGCCATAGCCTTCGAAGGCGCCCGGCTGGCCGTCGCCAACGAACAGCACCTCCATCGGCGCTGCGAACCGGTCGTACAACATGATCGATCTCCTAGCTGGCAGGCGGCTCTTGCCCGGGCTGCGCATCGCTCGGTTTGAAGTTCGGATCGAGCGGCTTGAGGATGCGGAACTGCGCTTCCTTGCCGAGCAGCTGGATCGGCAAGAGGTTCGATTGGACGGTGAGGTCGTCGCCGCCATCCATGGGTGCGACGTTGTCGAGTGCGCGCAGCTCGTTACGCGTGCGCAGGCCGTTCTCGGCCATGGTCTTCATCAGTGCTGCACGGCCCGCGCTGTCGGCGCGCAGCAATGCATCGACATTGAACTCGGCGTAATAGGTGCTCTTCTCACCGGCGTTCAGCAGCGACATTCTAATTGCCTGCTCGATCGCCTTCAGCAGCGGACGCAGAGTGTAAGTTAGAAACCAGAGGTTCATCTGCTCGAGCCCGGTGCCCCAGGCGGTAGATTTTTCCATGTGCCCGATCATTACGGGCTGGACACCAAACCAGCGGCAGACTTCCTCGACACTGAACGCTCTGCTCGCCAGCAGCTGCGCGTCCTCGGGCTTCATCGAGATCGCTTCGGCCTTCATGCCGCCCTCGAGCAGCGCCCAGCCGCCGGCGTTGATTGCGCCGACCAGTTTATCCCTCGTTTCTTCTTCAAACCGCTTGCGTTGCGGCTCTGGCAGGAACTTGTCGACCGTGAAAACCATCGATGGCTTCATGCCATTTCTGAAGAACGATGCGGCCGACTTGTCCGCTGCCATCGAGATGCCCAGCGTCTCCCGCGCTTGGCCGACGATTGACAATCCCGTCATGCCATCGAGGGTGAAACCCTTGATGTGCAGCACCTGGGTTTCGTCGAGCTCAGTGACCTTCCCGTACCACGAGTAGAAGTAGGTGACCGATCCGTCAGAGTTGCGACGTGCGGTCAACCGGTCTGGCACCATCGGCGCCAGCGCAACGACGCGAGTGCCGAGGCGTTCGATCTGAATGTAGGCGTTGCCCCACAGCAGGATGTGGACAACGACGCACTCCCAGAACGTCACCGCGGTCATGTCCGCGTTGGGCTGGTCGTGCAGCAGCAGATAGAGCGGATGGTCGCGTGCGAGGGTGCCGCGGCCGGCGTCATCGTTCTTGTAGAGCTGGCACGGCAGCGTCGCGATGGTCTGCGAAATCAGCCGTGCGCAGGCATAGACTGTGCCGATCGCCAGCGCGGTGCGGGGCGACACAATCTCGCCTGACCACGTCGGTCCGCCGCCCAGCCATGAGATCAATCGTGTGTCGGTCAGACCAAGCGAGCGCGCTATGGTCGAGACCGCGTTGCGGATCATGCCCACTGTGAGCGCCTCCCGACCCTGCGTGTGTTGGCCCGCGCCGGGTCAGGCCGCCGTTAAGACCTCAGACGATCAGTCGGACGTGGCACGCTCCGGTTCGCGACTGGTCTGCGCTCCCACGGCATCGTTGACCTGACGGTGGATGTTCACGATGAGCGTGTTGACGTCGTTCCATGGGTTGACGCCGATGAGCTGGATCGCCCGACCCCAGTCAGCAACCGTCAGTGTCACCATCGCCGGCAGCATCTGGGTGTCCTGCGGCTGCTGTGTTTGCTGCGTCATCAGTGGAGTGTCCTTCCTTCAAGGTGTTGCACGCGCGCGGCCAGCGCTTTCATGCCGTTCACCAGGGCCGCGACAATCGGATCGAGCATGATGCCGAGGGTTGGATCCTCGAGGTCGTCAGTGGGCCCCACAGCCTCAGGGATCACGTCTCGCAATTCCTGCGCGATGAAACCGAGCTCGAGGGGACCGTCTGTCATGCGCTTACGTCTGAAACTAACGGGCCGCAGCTGCATGATCTCGAGCAGCCCGCGGTCGGTGTCGGCGATGTCCACTTTGAGACGCCGATCGGAGGTGTTGATGTAGGCGCCGTTGCCGCTGACCGTGCCCGTCGCGAGGAAGTTGCCGGTGACCGTGGTGTTGCCAGTGGCGCGATTGATGAGGAACGGCACGCCGTTCAAGACGCCGGCGTCGGTGTAGCGGGCGATGGAGAAGTCCGACCCGGCGTTGCTGCCGCTTTCAGTCGTATTGTCCCCCAGGTTGATCGCCCATCGCTGGGTGGTGGCGCCGGTATAGCCGCTGATGACGTTGCTCTGGCCGCTCGCAGACTTCGACATAAAGAGCGATGAGCTGGTGTTCCCGATGATCGATAGCTGGCTTCCTGCGCCGGTGACTTGAACAGCCCCAGTGAAGACTGGCGCGTTGAGCGGTGCGTAGCCCTGTGCTTTCACGAACGCGGTCGTGGCAAGTTGCGTCGTGTTGGTCGCGGTCGCAGCAGTCGGTGCTGTCGGCGTGCCGGTGAGCGCCGGCGAGACCAGCAAAGCGGTGTCGGCGGCGGTTGCGAAAGCGCAGGTTGCGAGCTGCGTGGTGTTGGTCCCAGGCGCTGCCGTTGGTGCGGTCGGGCCGACCAGGAACTGCAGCGGCCCGGTGCCGCTGACGTTGAGGGTGCATGCGGCGGACGCCAAGCCTGGGTTGATGAGCAGTGCGTTGCGGGTGGCGTCACCGAAGCGAGTTGGCAAACCCCCGAACAGGACATGCGTCGGGAACAGGTTGACGCCGTTGGTCCAGAATTCGATCTCATAGGCCGGCGGGATCGAGAACGTCGTGGCGCCGCCGGCCGTGACGATGATGTTGAAACCGCCGGTCGTGCCGTTGCGGATGATCCAGTTTCTCTGCGTCCCTGTCAGTGGCATCGTGAGAGTGCGATCGGCGGTCAGCGTCCCGCTGATGTTAACGATCCTGGCGTTGCCCACCTGGGCCGCGGTCAATGTCTGGTCGGCATCGGTGATGGCCGTCCCCGCGAAAGCGGCCGCAAGCCGCGCGACGAACAGCGTGTTAGCGAGGGCGGTGGTCTCGGTGCCGGCCGTCGCTGTCGGCGTGTTGGCGGTGATGCCGGTCGTGGTGATGGTGGCGACGTCAGTCCCGCCGGAGACGAAAACCACAGTCCCGCCAACGATGTTCATGCGCCCGCTGGTGACGCTGAACCCGATGGTGGTGCCCCAGAGGGCGATGTGCTTCGACAGATCGGTGGTGCTCGACGCCAGCGTGCTGCCGAAGCTGATATTAGCGGCTGCCCCGAGCAGGAGGCCGCCGTTCAACGTCAGTATGCCGGTGCTGCGCGTGAACCGCGCCACCGGGTTCAGCAGGATCGTGCCGCTGTCGTCGTAGTTGATCAGATCGAGGTCGGTTCCGGCATTGCTGCCGGCTTCGGCGGTGCCATTGGCGGACAGTTGCCAGCGCGCCACGCCCGCCGTCTGCCAGCGGATATTGCGGAACGATGCAGCCGGTCCGTTCAGATACAGGAACTGCGAGGCCGTGTTGCTGCCGATCGTCAGAGCACCGAGGGCCGTCGCTGCCGTCATGTCCGCGGCCGTCAGCGTGACGGCGCCGGTGCGGGTGTTGAACGAAGTGACACCGGCATCGACGTACTGCTTGGTGGCGGCCTGCATGGCTCCCGTGGGATCCTGCGCCAGCGTCAGCGTGGTCCCGCTCTGCATGGTGAGGCCAGTAGAGTTGATGACGACCTTGTCGACACCAACCGAATTGAACCAAATGCCGCCGCCTGAGACGATGTTCAGCCGCGACGACGTGACACTGATGCCGTACGTCGTGCCGAACAGCGCAATGTGTTGCGAGAGGTCGGTGGTGCCGCCCGGCGCAACGATGGAACCGAAGCTGAGACCACCGTTGCCTATCGTGACAAGGCCGGTGCTGCGGTTGAACCGCGCTACGAAAGTCCCGATGGCCGCGCCGCTGTCATCGTAGGCGAGCAGATCGAGGTCGCATCCGACGTTCGCGCCGCTTTCCGCGGTCGAATTGGGGTGCAGCCGCCAGCGCGCGACACCCGCTGTCTGCCAGTAGATGTCGCGAAGCGCGCTGTTTGTGGGACCGTTCAGAGTCAGTGGCTGCGAGACGGTGTTAGTGCCGAGGGTGAGCGGGCCGCTCACGATGCCACCGGAGGTCAGCAGGCCCGACGCACCGGACACGTCGGTGGATGTCAGCGTGACTGTGCCGGTCCTGCCATTGAACGAGACGACGCCAGCTGCAGCAGAAGCGGCGACGAAGGCACAGGTTGCGAGCTGTGTTGTGCTGGTGCCAGGGGCTGCTGTTGGCGCGGCCGGTACACCAGTGAACGTGGGCGAGGCCAGCGGTGCACGGCTGGTGTCGACCGGATGGACGTGATCTGCGCGCGCCCAGGTGCCCGATGTGCCGATCGCGACCGTCCCGTTCATCAGCGGATTGGTCGACGATGGCAGCAGGACGCCCGTCACGTCGGCATTGGTGAGCACGACAGCGCCGGATCTGGTGTTGAAAGTCTGCACGCCCGACGCTGCTGTAGCCGCCGCCACGAAAGCGCAGGTTGCGAACTGCGTCGTGTTGGTGCCGGGGGCTGGCGTTGGGCCGCTTATGACCCCGGTGAACGTAAAGTTGCCGCCAGTGTCGGTGACGACCTTTTCCCAGGCTCGGAACGTCCCCTGCCCCGACATCGATCGGTGGAACAGGCCTTGCTGGGAAAACGAGAGCTGATTGGTCCAGCCCTGGTTGCTGCTCCACAGGTTGAGCACCGCGGCCGTCGTGACGCCGGGTGGGAAATTCAGCCCCGCGGTCTGGTTGACGATGCTGTAGACGCCCTGGTAGCCGGTGTACGGCCCGGCCCCGGTGCCGCTGATCGAGTTGAGATCGAACGCGCTGTCGGTGGCAACGCGCGTGTAGTCGGTCACCGGCGTCCAGGCCAGCGCTTTGCGGCCGTATGCGTTGGCGTTGTTCGGTGCCTCTCCTGGCGGGCTGTTGTCGACGTACTGCTTGGTGGCGGCCTGCATGGCTCCCGTGGGATCCTGCGCCAGCGTCAGCGCCGTCCCACTCTGCATGGTGAGACCGAGCGAGTTGATGGTGACCTTGTCGGCGCCACCAGAAACGAAAAAAATGCTCGCGCCTGAGACGACGTTCAACCGGCTCGAGGTGACGTTGAAGCCGTAGGCCGCGCCGTACAGCGCGATGTGCCGCGAGAGGTCGGTGACGGAACTCGCAAGGGCGGAACCGAAGTCGATGCCGCCGATCAGCGAGCCGCCACCAAGCCCCAGGAAGGCCCCCGGCCCGGCGATCGGGATGATGGTGGTCGCGAGCCCGACGCTGTTTCCGCTGCCGTAGTAGAGGATGTCGGTCCGCTCGTTGTAGGCCAGCTCCGAAGCGGCAAGCGATGATGGTGGGCCCGCAGCTCCTGCAGCTGCGCGCCGTTTGATCCTTAGAACGTCGGCCATTAGGTCAGAAACTGCCCATATCGAACGTGATGCCGTCGATACTCCCGCCGGTGATGGCAACCGCGGTCGCCGCTTGCGTCGACATCGTGCCCAGGCCGGTGATGTCGGTGTTCGGTATGGTCGCCACGCCGGTGAACGCTGACGTGCCAGCGCCTTTGAGGTAGCCGGTCAGCGTGGTCGCGCCAGTGCCACCGCGATTGACCGCGATCGTCGTGCCATTCCATGTGCCGATCGCGATGACGCCGAGCGTGGTGATCGACGTCTGACCGACATAGGCTGCATCGATGTCGATGCTATCGGCCAGCACGGTGATGCGAGCGGTGGTGCCGCCGACATCGAGCGTGTTGCCGGTCTTCGTCATGCCGTTGCCGGCGTTGATCTGACCGGCACCGGAGAACTGCACCCAGGTCACGGCCGTGGTGCCGAGCGTGCCGCCAGCATTGACCGTGCAGGTGTAGCCGTTGTTCGAGTTGGTCGCGCCCTCGGAGACGAAGGTGAAGGCGCTGACCAGCTCGGCCCATGTGTTGGTGTCAGCAGAGCGAGCCCACGCGCCGGCCGCCACCACATAGATACCGTTGTTCGCCTGCGCCGTCTGGTCCTTCACCAGCACACGGTCGCCGACCACCGTCAGCACGCCGTCGATCGTCAGCGCACCCGAGAGCGCCGCGAGGTTGGCAGTCGTCGCAACGCGCACACTGTCCTTCGGCGCGATGCCTTGGATGGCGCCGTCGACATAGTTCTTCGTGGCCGCGTCTTGCGGGTTCGTGGGATCCAGGAGCGCGGTGATCTTTCGGCTGCCCCAGGCAACATCCGACGTCGGCGCCAGGAACTGATCCTGGCGCAGCCCGCGCACATACGCCGTGGTGGCCAGCGAGACGCTGTTGTCGGTGTTGGCAGGCGACGGCCCAGTCGGATTGCCGGTGAAGACCGGCGAGGCGAGCGGCGCATAGCCCTGCACTTTGACGAAGGCTGTGGTCGCCAGCGAGACGCTGTTATCGCCGGTCGCCGGCGTCGGCCCGGTCGGATTGCCGGTGAAGACTGGCGAGGCCAGCGGTGCACGGCTGGTGTCGACCGGATGCACATGATCTGCGCGCGCCCAGGTGGTGCCGACGCCGATCGCCACCACACCGTTCATCAGCGGGTTGGTCGAGGACGCCACCGGCACGCTCGCCACGGTGGCGTAGCCCTGCGCCTTCACGAAGGCTGTGGTGGCAACGCTGGTGTCGTTGTCGGCCGTGGCAGGCGTCGGCGCTTGTGGATCGCCGGTGAACACCGGATTGGCGAGGGGCGCTCCACCGACACCGGTCACGTCCGTCAGCAGCAGCGTGACGGTGCCGGTGCGGGTGTTGAAGCTCTGCACACCGGCGGCTGCTGTAGCGGCCTGCACGTAAGCTGTGGTCGCGAGCTGTGTGGTGTTGGTGCCGGGCGCTGCTGTTGGTGCGGCCGGTATGCCAGTGAAGGTCGGCGAGGCGAGTGGTGCACGAGACGTATCGCTGGGATGGACGTGATCGCCGCGCGCCCAGCTGGCCAAGGCGCCAGGCGCAGCGACACCGTTCATAACCGGGTTGGCGTTCGACCCCATGCCGGGGCCGCCGATCGGGATAACGACGGTTGCGGTGCCACCAGCGCCGCCGGTGCCCTTGCCGTAGTAGAGAACGTCGTCGACTTCGTTGTAGGCCAGCTCGGCATTCGCCAGCGAGCCAGGGGCGCCAGTAGCTCCGGAGGTGCGGCGCTTGATGCGGAGGATGTCGGTCATCTAAAAGTTGCCCCCATCCAGCACCTTGCTGTCCCAGTCCTCGAGGTCGTCGGTGTAGAGCAATACGTCACCAATCTTGCGCGCGACGCTGGTCACCAGATCCTCGCCACCAGGTACACCGACCCAGTGTTGATTCAGTCGCCCGTAGAGCGTGCCGTCGATCGGCGCATCCGGGATGCCGCCTTGCCATGCGGCCAGGACATCGACCTGCACGGGCGGCTGCGGCGTCGCATCGACATCGACGGTCACCGGATCCGGCAGCGTCACATCGACATTCGGCGGCGGCGGCAGTGACGCATCGACCGTGACGACGGGCGGAACCGGCGCCACCACATCGACACTGAGCGGCGGCTGCGGCGGCGGTAACTCGACCGAAACGAGTGGCGGCGGCGGCAGTGTTACGTCGATCGCGGCGTCATCGATCTCAACCTCGACGACCGAGAGCGGCGGCTGCTGCGGAGCGACATCGACGATGACGACCGTGCTGCCGCTCATACAGGACGCCCTGGCAGGCGCTTCGCCTCGGCGGCCGCGGCGGCCAGGGCGGCCGAGCCGGTCACGTCCATGGTGACGGTCACGCCGCCCAGCAGGACGGTCTGCACATCGCCGTTGGTGTAGGTGAGCTGCAGATCCCACACCCCGCCAGAGGTCGCCAGCGTCGACGTCTTGGTGGCCGGCAGCACCGCCTGGATGATGTTGGGCATCACGACCGTCAGATCCATCGAGGTGATGAGCGTACCGCCCGGTGCGCTACGGATCTCAGCCTTGGCCGTGACCCCGGTCAGATCCGCCGGCGTCGTCTTGCCGGGATCCTGCCAGAGCGTGAACTGCCAGCGATAAGAATCGCCGCGGTAGATCGAGATCGGCATCGAGCCCGGCGTCATGGCTGCACCGGGTCTTTCGTGGTCGCATAGATCAGCTCGCCCGCGCTCTGCACCTCGGACCATTCAGCGCTGCAGGTGCTGCAGCTCTTCACGGTGGTCGACGTGTTCGGATCGCTGTTCCTCATCACGCCATGGCCATCGTAAACCGGCGCCCAGTCGATGGCGGTCACGGTCGAACTGAGCACGGTGATCCGACACTCGGCAGGGTCTCGGGTGCAATTCGGATGGCTATACGCCATGATATCCATCCCTTCTCAGGCGGTGATCGGACGGCCGAGGAAACCGTCCCAACCGGCGGTGTCGTCCTCGGCCATCGAACGGCCGATGCACATGATCAGGGCGGACATGCCATCGATGCGACCAGTGCTGTGCTTCTTGGTCGGCATCTTGTTCTCATTTTTATCGCTTTGCACATGAAGATTAGAGGCCATCCAGGCCAATACTTCATTGTCGCCGTGATCTAGTTGCTCGGACAGCAGCATTGCTTCCAGCATCTTCGTTGGTGCTGTGTAGCTGCGAATACCCTGGATGAACTCGTACATGGGCAGGCCTTCGCCCTCGAGCGCGACGGCGAGCTGCGTGGCATTCCATGGATCGTAGGCGATGCTGCGTGGCTCATTGAGACGGCAGTCTTCCAGCACGGCAGCCTGGATCTCATTGTGGTCGATGACATTGCCTGGGGTGACCTCGATCAGCCCGTTCTCGATCCAGCGCTGATACTGCACCTGATCACGGTCGCTCTTTGCCTCGATGGTGTCGCTCGGCATCCAGAACCGCGGCACGATCTTCCAACGTGTCTCCTCCTCGATCGGCGGATACAGCTTCACCCAGGCGCTCAGATCGATGCGGGACGACAGATCGAGTGCGCCGAAGAACACCCGTGCCATCAGCTCTGCAGGGTCGAACGGTCCCTGGCTGTTCTTGCGCCACACCTCCATGTCGATCGCGCGCGAGCTGTCCGACGTGCGCATGTTCAAACGCAGCCGCTTGAATGCGACCAACGCGGGCGGCGATCGGCTTGCCTTCAGCGCCTGGCGCCTCAGGTCGTCCATTTTGACGCTGACGTGCAGGTTGGGATTGGCCTTGATCCAGTTCTTCGGATCGTCCCAGGCATCGTCTCGATCGAGCGTCGCGATGTAGGCGAAGTAGCTGTCGTCGAGGACCAGGGCCTCGAGCACCTTGATCGCGTAGTCATGCTCCGCCGCGTAGACGCTCTCCGGATTGTCGTCCCCGGCGGTCGTTATGATCCACAGCAGCGGCTGGCGACGCGAACCCTGCGCGGTGTCGAGCACGTCGAGCACGGCGCGGCTTTTGTGACGGTGCAGCTCGTCGACCACGACGCAATGCGGGTTGAGACCGTCTAATGTTCGATCGTCCGATGACAGCGGAACGAAGCTGGATAGCGTGCTATCTACTGCGAGGACTCTGGTGAGAACCTTGACCCGCCGCAGCAGCATCGGCGAGCGCAAAACCATGCGCCGCGCTTCATCGAACACCAGCCTCGCTTGGTCTTTCTTCGTGGCGGCGCTGTAGATCTCGGCGCCCGGCTCGTCGTCAGCAACCAGTGCCTTGAGCGCGACGGCCGCGGCGGAGGTCGACTTGCCGTTCTTGCGTGCGACCTCTTCGAAGACCGTGCGAAACCGACGCAGACCGTTGGCCAGGAACCAGCCATAGACACTGCCGCGAATGAACTGCTGCCAGGGCTCGAGGCGAACCTGCTGGCCCGCCCACTCGCCTTTCGAGTGGACAAGGTAGCTGCTGAACTGGATGCCGTAGATCGCGATGTCGGGCCGCCACACGAGGCCGCGCTGCGGACCGTAGGCGAGATCTTTGAAGTGCCTTTCGCACGCAAGCCGCACGAGGCGGCCGGTGATGATCTTCCCCTTGCAGACGTCCCACGCGTAGGCGCTGACGGGGTCTTTGTCAGTGGACGGCCGTCGCCTTGGGAGCTCGCTGGAGGTAAGCGTCGAGCGATTCTTGGCCGGCTGGGACATCCTGTGGTCCGTTCAGCTCCCCGCCGCCGAGTGTCAGGCCAATCCGGGGACGCGCGGTCGGTGAGAAGCCCAGCTCCGAGGCTGCGCGCATCATGATCATCGCCTGTCGATTGACGATCTGCAGGTAGGCTGATTGCACCATCTGCGTTGAACCCGGCGCTGCAGGCACCAGGAGGGACGATTCGCTCATCAGCGCCTTGGTCGCTTGGCGATGGAAGCAGTGCGCGACCACCCAACATTCGAGCACGCCGGCGTCGATCGCTTTCAACAGGCCCGGTGGCGAATTCGCCAGTGCGTAGTTCCAGGCGTCGCGCTGATCGTCATCGAAGTGCGCCGGTACCGATCTGGTCCTGGCCGCCAGATCGCCTTCCGGCTTCGGCTCGTTGGGGTTCAGCGGTTGGTCCGAGCGATGCAATTTGCGCAACGCCGTGGGCTTCGGTTTGCGACCGCGCATATTCCAAACCTATTCCTGGGTGGCGAGCGACGAAGCTCACCCAAAGCACTTCGCCGCCCGCCTGCCGCACCGCCTGCTCGCGTTGGGGGCGCAAGAGCGGCACGACAGATCAAGTGTAGCTTACTCGGGCGGATTGCGATTGCTGCGGCCCGACATGATGATCGCCACCAACACCGGAATGGTTTCCGACAACCAGTCGCGGAATATCGTCGTCCATGGACGGTCCCAGCATTCCGGCACCAGGGCGATCACGCAGCGCAGCGTGGTGAGCAGCACGAGCAACGACGGTGTAACGATCAGCACCCCGAGCAGCACCATCGCCCATTTCGCGGCATCGAACGGCCGCTTTGGGGCAGGCGGAGGCGGATCCGGTGGCAGCCCTGGCAACGACATGGCCACCTCCGTCGACTCAGCGCCACGCGTGGCCTTTCTCGCGATGCTTAATGGCATCACAATCGTCGCACAGAAGCTGCAGGTTGCTCGGGTCGTCGCTCCCTTCTGGCCGCGGGATGATGTGATCGACCCGCCACGTATCCGGTTTTCCGCAACGAGCGCAGATCCCGCCGTCACGTTCTCTGACGAACCGGCGCCTCTTTTTCCACTCCTGGGTGCCGTAAAAAGCGTGGTCCGGATTGACGAATTTCGGTGTCGGATGCCACCCGGGCGGACGGTGTTTGGGCGGCAATGTCGGCATATCTGACACCGTGGTCGCAGTGCAGTAGCAACGGATTGCCGCAGGATGGCAAATAAAAGCCCTAAGCCCTTCCCGTTTGTCAAGATTTCAGGCGGAACCAACCGAGCGGTGGTCGAGCAGGCCGAGCGCGTCCTGGTAGGCGACCTCGTGCTCGGGCTTGGTCATCATTCTCGACGCACCTGCTCAAAGATGGTGTCGCCGGTCACCGGGTTGACGCCGATCGGCCGGATGGTGCCGCAGCAGACCGCGGCGAGGATCCGCGATAGGTGATCGAGGCGGGCGGTCAGCCCCAGGTCCATGCCGAAGATCAGGCGGCGGATGTAGCTGCGCACCTCGGGGATGTCCCACAACGAGCGCGGATCGTCGTCGAACCCGTCGACCACCAGATGGATCGGCCCGTCCGTGTACTTCACCGTGTCGTTGAGCTGCCCGAGGACATTGGCCAGGGTCTCGTCGGACAGGTCATCCTTGCCACCGACCACGCAAATGATGGCATCGAAATCACCCCGGCCGAGATCGCTCATCGCGGCGGCAGCTTCGCGATCGACGGCAGCGGCTGCCCACCGAAGGGCACATGATCGAAGTCTATGCCCGCGTCACGGACGAGGGATTTGACCTGCTCCATCCAGTCCATCGTCTGACTGCCCCAGTCGGCCAGCTGGCAGATCGTGTGCACGGCACCTTCCACTTTGGCCTTCAGCACCTCTTTGCTTTCCGAGCCGCCGGATACGGCGCGCAATCGCCAGCCGAGCGGTGAGTCGGGATCGTAGCGGATGGCACTCCATGGCGCATGCATCGCGTAAAAGTATGCGGCCTCGTCGGGTGAGATCACCATTGCCGCGCCGGCGAACCCATAGCGGGCGAACACCATCTTGACCTCGTCCAGCGCCTTCTGCAGCCGCTCGTCGTCGATGGGGCGATCGTTCATCGTCATGAGCGGGGCTCCTTCACGGCTCTCAGGAGGGAGAGCATCGTGACGGTCTCCCCGCCATTGTATCCGGTGTCGAAAGCGGCTCGCAGGAGGGTTGTGAAGCACTCGCGCTGAAGATCGGTCTCGAGCGGTGGCAAGATGCTGATCATCAGTTTCGTGGTTGACGCCCCGAGCCATTTGTCGAACGCATCGGTTTTACTCGTCTCGACCAGGGTCCGGTGTTCTTGTTCGGCCTTGTCCATGGCCATGGCCTATCTCCTTTGCTGTGGTGCATTAGCTGTGGAGTGAGGCAGGTGCGCCGGATAGGCCCGTCGCGCGACCAACACAGTGTCGACGCCGACCACCTTGGCGATGATGCTGATCAGGACGTTGTCGCCACCCTGCGCCGGTACCGCTCTCATGCAAAGCAAGAGCAACCGGCGGCGTTCCTCTTCAGTGAATGCTTCCTCGATCACATTGCGCTCCCCAAAGCGTCGTCCGTGCATTCGATCATATATCCCCCCCTGGTTGGACCCCCCCAGCCGTATTTTCTCCGTCGCATAAAGGGGCGCCCGGCCCG